CAGAACAGGTTGCAGCCGCGCGAACTGCGCTGCAGGCCGCAGGCGCCGAAGGGTTGACCGCGCAGCAGGCGCTTGCGCGGGGCGGCGTTATCAGCCCAAGCGCGCAGGCCACGCTTGAGAAGACCATCAAGAAGTCGGGAGAACTAGGCAAACAAGCGCCTGTCGACACCCGCGCGGCCATCGAGGCCCGTCAAGAAGCAGCGCGCAGATCGACAATTGAAGGCGTGACGCCTGATCTGCAGGCGGCCATCGACGCCCGGCGCGTTGCGTCTCGACCACTCTACGAAGCTGCCGATCGGGCAGTGGTGACCATTGATCAAGAATTGGCCGATGTGATTGGCCGGATGCCCAACAACACGCTAGCACAGGCGGCCAACATCGCTAGGATGGACGGGCGTCCCTTCATCATGGGTCAAACAACGCCCGCCAGAATGGTTGAAACGGGTATGCTGGACGCAGCCGGCAGGCCCATCATGCGCGAGGTGCCTGCCCAAACGGCTCAGATTACCGGTGAGTCGTTGCACTACATTAGACGCGCTCTGGGCGACATCGCCTACGGCTCGCCTGCTGTCACGCAGGCTGGGCGCGACGCCCAGTTGGCTGCGCGCGGACTGTTGGACGATTACGTTGCTATTTTTGAAACAAGGGTGCCTGAATACGGGCAAGCCCGCGCTACGTTTTCTGCATTGTCCGCACCGGTCAATCAGGCGCAGGTACTGCGCGAGATGGTGTCGGTGCTAGAAAGACCTGGCGGCGGCGAGCGCATCGGGCCGTTCTTGAATGTGCTAGGCCGTGGTGAGCAAGCGATGCTGCGACGCGCAGGCGGCCGAGGCGCGCCACGTTTTGAAGCATTGAATGAAGTGCTGACGCCTGAGCAATTAGCTAGGGTGCGCGAGGTAGCCCGGCAACTCGAAACCGAGGCCGCCATCGGTCAGCAGATTAGTGCCGGCCAGCAGCGCGCTACCGAGCTGCTTAGGGATGAACTGCCCAACTACCGGCTGCCCAACATCTTCAACGTTTTCGCTACCACGGCCAACAGAGTGCTGGACACGCTAGGCGTAAGAGTAGGTAAGAAAACGATTGAAAAGATGGCCGAAGCGTCCTTGTCAGCCAGGTCGTTTGATGAACTGCTAGCAACGCTGCCTGGCAATGAGCGATCCAAGGTTTTGAAAGCTATCGGCGATCCCGACACTTGGGCTAACATTAAGCCGGCAGTTCCTAAAGCTGCGATGGGCGTGGGCGGGGCCATACAAAACCCCGAGATGCCCCCTATCAATAACCTGGCGCCCCAGGCGCCCGCAAACGCGTTAACGAGGTAATCATGGCGTTTGATGAGGCTAATTTTGACCCCGTGAGGTACGGCGTTTTATGGGAACGCGTACAGGTCATGGACAAGAAAATGGATCGCATGGAGCGCCAGATGGAGCAGCTGCTAGACATGGCAAGCCGCTCCAAGGGCGCTATCTGGTTGGGCATCGGGCTGTGGTCGGTTGTCACCGGCGCGCTTGGGTTTTTCCTCGGTAAGCATTAGGAGGACGTATGGCAACCAAGAACTGGATAGCAGGCGCTATCAAGAAGCCCGGCGCGCTGCACGCGTCGATGGGCGTCAAGAAAGGCGAGAAGATCCCCGCAGGCAAACTTGCCAAGGCCGCTGAGAAGGGCGGCAAGACCGGCCAGCGCGCGCGGCTTGCGCAGACTCTGCGCAAGATGAAGAAGTGACATTTCGACTTGGCGTGCGCTCCCGCGCGCGTCTTGAGGGCGTGCACCCAGACCTGGTCAAGGTCGTCGAGCGCGCTATCGTGCTGACCACCGTAGACTTCACGGTGCTAGAGGGTCTGCGTACCCTAGAGCGCCAGGCGCAGCTGGTTAAGTCCGGGGCAAGTCAGACGATGAATAGCCGCCACTTGACCGGCCACGCCGTCGACTTGGGCGCGTGGGTCACCAACCAAGTGCGGTGGGACTGGCCGCTGTACCACAAGATCGCCAAGGCGATGAAAGCCGCCGCGCAAGAGTTGGAGATCGCCATCGAGTGGGGCGGCGACTGGCAGAGTTTCCCAGACGGCCCACACTTTCAGCTGCCGTGGAAGGACTACCCATGATCCCAAGAGACAAGCTGATGCACCTAGCGATGGGCGCTGCGGCCTGCGCAGTGCTGTTTGCCCTGCACCATATGCCTTTGAGCGCTGCAGTGCTTGTTGGCTGCGCGGCCCTGGGCGTCTTTTATGAGGCGCAGCAGTGGTATCGCAAAGAAGGCGCGCCCGACGTCTGGGACGCCGTGGCGACCACGCTGCCCGGGCTCTTGGTCTATCTAGTACTGGAGGCACCTAAATGGATCCGCTAACCGTATTGGCCGCTCTTGGCCCATTAGCTGTTGACTTGGGAAAATCCCTAATTGGGCGCTTTATCCAGACCGACGGGTACAAGCCCACCAACGTGGAAGAGTACGCCAAGATGCGCCAGCTCGACCTGGAAATGTTCAAGGCCATGAATGAGGCCGGCGGTGCCAACCCATCCTACCCGTGGGTCGAGGCTGCGGTGCGGCTAATGCGCCCCGCTGTCGCTGCGGTCGTCTTGGGCACCTGGGCGGCGCTTAAACTTCAAGGCCAGGCGAGCGATACAGTCGACAATTTTGCTGCGGCCGTTGGGTTCTACCTGTTCGGTGACCGCACGCTGTTCTACAGCCGCAAGTCGAAATAACCGCACAGGGCAGTCGCGGCCCTGGCGGCAGTTCCCATAGGCGTCACAGCAGTTCAAAGCAGCGCGTCTCCTACGTCATCAGGGCTAGACTTTTTCTGTCTAGGGACGATGTTTTCGTACATTCTGCCTCTTTCTTCGTAGAAGCGAAAGGGCCAATTCTCACGACGCTTTCTTGGGTAACGAACCTGTGCAGGTTCGCACACTCCCGGCGCCGGCGCGTGCCCCGCGTGTCCTTGACTATTGTCCATGTCCCGCACACTGGGCATTTCATTTCACCTCCGTCACGCTGTGCAAATAGGCCGTCAAACGCTTTATACGCGTCTCATGGTACTTGCACATGGAGTCGGTGTATTCGCGCGCTGATAGGGCCTCTAGCAGCTTGCGCTTGGCGTCTTCCAACTCCTTGAGCGCCAACGACTCGGCGCTAGGCGCGCGGAAGTAAGACATCAACGGTTCAAACAATTCTTTCATAGTGGTTTACCCCTATAGTGCCCGCGCTTCGCGCAGGATCTCGCGCCGTTCGCGTTCGCAGCGCAGCATGGTGTAGCGTTGGTGCAGCCGCTCAAGGATCGAGATGCGGCGCTGGTTGGTGCGCTCATGGTTGAGCAGCTGCAGCACCTGATCCTCGCTCATCAGCGCCAGTTCTTTATTTAGTTTTCGCCAGTTCGTTTGCAATTCTTCTCTCCAGATCTTCTATTTGTCGGCCTATGCGCAGCATGGCGCGTTCGGCCCGGTTGTACACCTTGGCCCACAGCCGCTCGTCGGCTCGCGCCGAGATCAGCTTGGCCTTGAGTAGCTTGACTCTTGACGACTTCACGTTCTGCTCCTGATTGCTGTGGCGCACTCTGACGCCGTTGGATTGTTGTAGTTGGCGGCTATCTCGTCGCACAGCCGAGCGCACGCTTCACGTTCCACCAAATGTGGCTCTGGCGTCGTAAGGCGCGCGCGTATGGCTAACACCGTCTCCACAACGCCGTCCGGGCCAATAGCCAACGGGTCTTCAAGCACCTTCAAGGCGTGCCGCAGAAGTTCTCTATCTGTCATTTCAGTTCCTCCATTGCTATATTGCTGATGGCGCGCTTGTCGTGCAGCGCGCCCCAGATGCGTTCGTCTATGGTGTCGGCGGTCATCAGGATGTAGCACCAGACGTCGTGGCGCTGGCCGGATCGGTGCAGCCGCCCAATGGTTTGTTCGTAAAGCTCAAGACTCCACGGCAAGGACAGAAAGACCAGGTGTCGACCTCCATGGTGCAGGTTAAGGCCATGACCTGCGGATTTCGGGTGCAGCGCCAATAGTCGAACGTGACCAGCGTTCCATCGCTCAACGATGTCAGCATCGTCCATTGTGGCGATGGTCGGGAATCGTCGCTGCAGCTCGGCGAGTTCTTCTTTGTAGTTGTAGACAACGATGGTGTTTGCATGTTGATTCTCGTTAAGTAGGTCATCGAGCGCGTCGAACTTGTGCGGGCTAAACCAGGTAGCGTGCGGGGCGTACACAAACCCGCAGGCCATCTGCTGCAGCTTTTGCGTGACCACGCCTGCGTTTTGGGCTACCGCTGTGGCGTTCGGGAACTGAACAATGAAGTCCTCTTTCATCGTGTCGTACGGCCCACGGTTAGCCATGTCCACACGCAGCTGCACCGTATGCAGCGGCGGCAACTTGTCCTTGTACTCGCCTGGCTCAAGCACGAACGTGGCCGGCTTGATGCGGGCCATGACCTGTTCCAGCGCGCCAGGCATCGGCGCCCATTCGTTGTAGTCTTTGTTGATCAGAAAAAAGTACTGTTGCTGAAACGCACCTTTGCTACGCCCGAGCAGCGACTGGTCAACGATCTTGCACTGCCCAAACACGTCTTCCAGACCGTTGCTAGTAAACGACCCGGTCAAGCCCCAACGGATCGGCACGCGCTTGATGATCTTCTCCAACGCCTTGAACCTGGCGCCGCTCGGGTTCTTCAGCCGGGTCAGCTCATCGAACACCACGCCGTTGAACCCCGCGTCGAACAGGTCGCGTTTTGACGCCTCAAGCGTATCCGCTAGCCACTGCAAATTGTCATAATTAGTCACAACTACCTGCGCGTCGCTTGCCAACGCGGCCAGCCGCTGCGCTGGCGTGCCCACGGCCACGGCCATGCGCAGGTACGGCGCCCACTTGGGCAGCTCCGTAGGCCAGACGCCGTTAGCCACGCGCAACGGGGCGATGACTAGCCAGCGCTTGACGTGATCGTGCTCAAGCATCTCATACATGGCCGTCAGCGTGATGGCCGTCTTGCCTGCGCCAACCGGTGCGAGTACCATCGCACGGTCGTGCTCAAACAAGAAGTCAGCCGCGCTGTTTTGATAAGGGCGTAGATTCACGCAAGTCGCCGGTTTAATAGCCACGCCCACAACGCGCCGCCCGCAATTTTGGCGACAAATTGCATGGCAACTATGTGCGGCATGAGCGCGCCGAAAGCAATAGTTGGAAACAAGATTGAATCCACAGCAGCTCCCGCCACGTTTGATCCGTTTGCACGAAACAACCACGAGCCTCGCAACCTAGCGAACGCGCCCCAATCTACTAGCGCGGCGGCGGTAAACGCGCAAGCTGACGCAATAGCTATTTGCCCCGCCGCCGGGTTAAGCACGAAAGTTAGCAGGCCAGTTGCGCCGATTAGTGCGCCCATCTGCCAGACCTTGAGTCGTACGTGCAACCAGTCGCGTAGCGCAAGGTCAAGCCCAATAAGTACAAAAGCATTGATAGGTGTAATGCTTGGGCCAAAAGTGGCGACACTTAAATTGGCCAGAGTCATGGCGATGGCGTAGGATGTAATTGCGATAGCGAGGTTCATGTTGACTCCTTAAAGTCGTAAGTTGCTGGCGCGTTGTGCGCCTCAATACGCAAACGCATCACTTGCGCTCGCGCTTCTTTAGTGGGCGGCAGGTAATTACCTTTCGCCCAATGCTTATCTATTCCAACGTTGCGAGCAATGTTGGTAGAGTCAGCGCTAGCAAACGGCAGACGAGTAAACACTTTAGGGTTAAGCATGCGAAGACCATGCAACTTCACTAATGGGCGGCCTTGTGGATCGCACACAGCGCGCATCGCTTTGTCAATTCGTGCCCACCAAGCATCGTTGCCTACCGTGGCGTATTGGCCGCTACTACCAATGCACACACGCAAATACGTTGCGCTTAAGCGCTCTAAACGGTCTATGCTTTCGTGCATGTGCCATACCGGCGCGCCAAACATAACGCCAAGCGGCCATTCATCCAGCAGCGCGTCATTAGCTGCTTCATCGCCGTCAATAACATCAGGTATGACCGCAAAGTCACATGACGGAATGCGGCGGCAATCTTCGGCCCACTTATAGAACGGGCGCCAGTCCTGCACGGGGCGCCCCGTTTTCCACGCGGAGAAAGCGCCGTTGTCAATTGCAAACGACTGGCATATCTCCACGGCGACACCAAATTGATCTGGGTGCGCAAACGATACAAAAGCGTGCCCCCCATTCACCGCGCAAACAGCAGTTGTTTGCGGCGTAATGGGAAGGCCGTGATAATGGATCATTTGCTGACCGCCTCAATGAAAGCATTGACTTCTTCTCTTGACTTCAACACGATGTAGTTCTGCTTCAAGCGCGTCATGTCCTTAGCGAACTGCTCTTGCAGTGGCGACAGTTGACCAGTGGCCGACTTCACTTCCACAAACACGACGCCGCCGCCTGGCAGCACGACGACGCGGTCAGCCACGCCTCGATTGGCCGGCGAGACGAACTTGTAGGCAATGCCGCCGAGTTCTTTGACCTTCTTGACCAGGTGCGCTTCAATCTGACGTTCAAGCATGGTAACCTCCGTGCTGCGCATATTATAGGGTCAAAAAGTTCTTGACAAGCTATTTTTATGTTGTGCTATGATCGGGCCTCCAACAGTACAGGAGAGTCCCCTATGACCCAAGTTGCAGCCCACTCCACCCTTGTGGGTGGCTCTACCGCTAGCCGTGTGATCAACTGTCCGGGCAGCGTGGCACTGGTGGTGCAGATGCCGCCCAAGCCCAGCAGCAAGTACGCCGACGAAGGCACGCTGCTGCACGACGTGATGAGTGACCTGCTGTCCTCAGACAAAGTCGCAACCGACTTCCTTGGCCGCGAGTACAACGGCATCAAGTTGACGCAGGAGTTGATCGACGAGAAGATCGCCCCTGCGCTGCAGGCACTCAACGAGATCGACCCCGACATGACGATGGAAGTCGAGGTCGAGTCCCGCGTGGGCTTTGGCGATTTGATCCCCGACGCGTTTGGATCCACCGACGTGTTGGCGCGGCGCGGCAACCGCACCATCATCCTCGATTGGAAGTTCGGCGACGGCGTGCCGGTGCCGGCTGAGAACAACAAGCAGCTGCTCTTTTACGCAGCGGCCGCGCGCCTGACGCCTGAGACGCAGTGGGCGTTTGAGGGCACTGATGAACTAGAGTTGATCATCGTGCAGCCGCCCCACATCAAGCGTTGGGTGACTGACTTTGCAACACTTGACAAGTTCGTCGACGAGCTGACGCGCGCTGTCAAGCAGGCCAAGCTACCCAACGCGCGCCTGGCCGTGGGCGACCATTGCCGCTGGTGCGCTGCCAAGCCCATCTGCCCGCAGATGACCGGCGCCGTCGACCGCGCGCTCAAGATCAAGATCAACGCCATCGACAGTGCCCAGGTGGGCACACTATTGGCCCAGGCCGACCTCATCGAGGATTGGATCAAAGACCTGCGCGAGCTGGCCTTCACCATGCTTGAGAATGATAAGCAGGTGCCGGGGTATAAACTGGTAATGAAGCGCGCAACGCGCCAGTGGGCCGATGAAGCCAAGGCCAGGCAATGGTTGCAAGAACAGGGGGTAAACCCTAACAAAGAACCCGAGGTGATTTCTCCGGCGGCTGCCGAGAAGGCCCTCAAAAAGAGCAAGCTGGCGCTGCCCGACGATCTTGTCGTGGCAGTGTCGAGCGGCAGTACCCTCGCGCCGGAGAGCGATCCCCGGCCGGCGGTGCTTAACGTCGGGAAGCAGATTACTGCGGCCCTTTCTAAACTCCAGTAAGGAAGACAGTCATGTCAAATATCGTAACCTTCAAGCAAGCAAATCTGCCTGCAGTTTCTAGCCTCTCCACCGCGCTGCGTTCGCTTGAGAAGGACGTCGGCTCTGCCGGCGTCGTGCTCCTCAAGATGGACAAGACCGGCCATTGGGTCTACGGCGCTGACCAAACCGAAGTCGAGGATGATGCGACTTGGGCGGTCAATCCCTTCTCCTTTGTCCACGGCTTCATTGCCTGGGGCGACGGCGAAGTGTTGGGTGAGAAGATGGTTTCTGTCTCGCAACCGCTGCCAGAACTTGATGCAGCCCCGCCTAACGCCAAGAAGGGCTGGGAGACTCAAGTGGGCATGTCGCTGAAGTGCATCAGCGGCGAGGACAAGGATATGGAGGCGCGCTACACGACCACCTCGGTGGGTGGCAAGCGCAGCGTTCAGACCCTGGCTTTGGCGATTGCTGCTCAGGTAGAAAAAGACCAGACGAAGCCCGTGCCCGTGGTGCGCCTGAAGAAGGATCACTACACGCACAAGTCCTACGGCAAGATCTTCACGCCGGTCTTTGAGATCGTCGAGTGGGTCAGCATGGACGGCGAGGCCGACGCCAAGGCAGATGCCAAGGAAGAGGCCGCAGCTGAAGAAGCGCCCCGTCGCCGTCGTCGCGCGGTCTAATTGAACCGGGGGCCGTCAAGCCAGCGATCGAGGATGGTGACCTGCAGTGTTTTCTGGTTTTCCACTGCAGCTAGTCGAAACCCAAATCGAGGCCCCCACCTATGGAGACTGTGTCATGCACCCATACGAGGAGTTGTGCCATCTGCTGCACGAATACCGCCGCGCTTGTGAGGAGTACAACGACGACGGCGCGCTGCGCATGGCTATGCACATCCGCGAGGCCGCCTCGCGCTTGGTCGTACTAGCCGCCCAAAACACCACCACGCCCACCGATCTGAGCACTCTGGGGTTGTCCTCGTGAGCGCGCTGTGGGTTGACTTTGAGACGCGCAGCCGCTGCGACCTGCCGGCCAAAGGCGTCTACAACTACGCGCAAGACGCCAGCACCGAGGTGCTGTGCCTGTCCTATGCATTTGATGATGAAGAGGTCACCACCTGGCGCCCAGGCGAGCCCTTCCCGCACCGCGTGGCCGATGCCGTGCAGTATGGCATCCGCATCTACGCGCACAACGCGGCCTTTGAGCGTTTGATCTGGACGTACGTCCTCGCGCCTGACTTCAACATCCCCACCCCACGCCTGGAGCAGTTCTACTGCACGGCCGCCCAGGCCCGCGCCAACTGCGCGCCTGGCAGCCTTGAGGACGTGGGGCGCTTTGCGTCGGCCGACATGAAGAAAGACTACCGGGGCGCGCAACTGATCCGACTGTTGTCCATCCCGCAGGCCGACGGCAAGTTCCGCGAGGACGCAGCGCTCATGGCCGAGATGATCGCCTACTGCGAGCAGGACGTGCGTGCCATGCGCGCCATCAGCAAGGCCATGCGGCAGCTGTCGGACGAGGAGCTGGCCGATTACCATGTGAACGAGCGCATCAACGATCGCGGCGTGTCGGTCGACGTCGATCTGTGCAAGGCCGCAATCAAGTACGCCAACGAGGAGCTGGTCGAGATCGAGGAGATCGTGTCCGATGTGACCGACGGCGAAATCACCTCGGTGCGCAGCCCCAAGATGCGCGAGTGGGTAACCAAGCGCGTCGGCCCCGAGGCGCTCAAGATGATGACGCAGTACAGGGACGGCGAGCAAAAACTCAGCATCGACAAGACCGTGCGTGCCAATCTGCTAGTGATGGCCGAGGAGAACCCCGATGAGATACCGTCCGCTGTGGCCGAAGTTATCCAGTGCGCCGACGACCTGTGGGCGTCGTCGGTTGCGAAGTTCAGCCGCCTTGAAGCGCTTGCAGACGACGAAGACCGCCGCGTTCGCGGGGCCTTTGTATTTGCGGGTGGATCTGCTACGGGACGGGCCTCATCCTACGGCGCTCAGGTTCACAACTTTACCCGCAAGGTTGCTGCAGCGCCCGATGACGTACGTCATGCAATGGTCAGAGGTCATAAGATTGTCCCAACGTTCGGAAAGCGCGTAACCGACGTTTTGAAGGGAATGCTACGTCCTGCGCTAACGCCGGCGCGGGGGCATGTGCTAATCGTAGCAGACTGGTCGTCCATCGAGGCGCGCATGAACCCGTGGTTGGCTAATCATTTCTCATCCAATGCCAAGCTAGACCTGTTCCGCGCCGGCGCTGACATCTACAAAGTCAACGCCAGCAAGACCTTCCACCTGCCCATCGAGCAGATCGACAAGGATCAGCGCCAGATCGGCAAGGTGCAGGAGTTGGCCTGCGGCTACGCCGGCGGCGTGGGCGCCTTTGCTGCGATGGGCCGCATCTACGGCGTGTATTTGCTTGAGTCGACCGCCCGGCAGATGGTCGACGCCTGGCGCCGCTCCAACCCGTGGGCCGTGGCTTACTGGTCAGACCTAGAGGGCGCCTACACCCGCGCCATGCGGCAGCCCAACTACGAGTTCAGCGCCGGCCGGGTGACGTACATGTTCGACGGGCAGCACTTGTGGTATGCCCTGCCGTCGGGCCGTATCCTATGTTACCCCTATGCCCGGCTAGAGGAGGACGGAGTATCCTACGCCAAAGCCTCATGGAAACCTGCAGCAGACGCCAAGGAGTGGCCGCGCGCGCGGCTGTGGAAGGGCCTGGCCTGCGAGAACATCTGCCAGGCTGCGGCCCACGACGTCCTGCGCGCGTCGCTGCGCCAGCTCGACGGCGTGGTGCTGCATGTGCACGACGAGATCGTGCTGGAGGTGCCCGAGGCTGAGGCCGATGCGGCCGCTGCGCGGCTGCGCGAGGTCATGTGCACCCCGCCCGCTTGGGCGCAAGATCTGCCGCTAGAGGCAGAAGTTCAAACGATGACACGTTACGGGAAGTAGATATGACAACAAAACAGGCAACTATTGATTTTCTGGAGTTCTTGCAATCTTTGGCGTTCGAGGGCGAGACGCCGCTGATCGTGCGGCAAAAGCCCCAGCTCAAGGACAACGCGCTGCAGTTCCACCCCGACGGGGCGATCAAGTGCACCTGGCCGGCGTATCTGCCGGACATCAAAAAGATCAAGCCCGATCAGGCGTGGTACGGCAACACCGCGTGCTTCATCATCGACCGTTTCGAGGGCGGCCGGGTCAGCGCATCGACGGCCAATTGCAACTACTGTTTGGTGCTAGTGCTAGATGACATCGGCACCAAGTCCAAGACGCCGCCGATTGAGCCGACGTGGAAGATGGAGACGTCGCCTGGCAACTACCAGTGGGGCTACGCCTTTGGTGAAGAGCAGCCAACAAAGGAAGAGTTCGCGGCTGCGGTCAAGGCTATTGCGGATGCCGGCTACACCGACCCCGGCGCAACCAATGCAGTGCGTAACTTCAGGCTGCCCGGCTCGATCAACCTCAAGCCCGATCGCAACAACTTTGCCGCGCAGCTGGTGGAGTTCCACCCCAAGCGTAGGTTCACGCTGCCCGAGATCTGCGCTGCGCTTAACGTCGTGCCCGCCGAGCCCGACTCGCTGACCGTGCGCCCGATCCGCATACAGGACACCGGCAACGATGACGTCTTTGCGTGGTTGTCCGAGCAGGGCCTGGTGCTGTCACGGCCTGGCTCGCAGGGCTGGGCCAACGTCATCTGCCCCAACAGCGCCGAGCACACCGACGGCAACCCCGTGGCCGGCTACATGCCCGCCTCGCGCGCGTTTCGCTGCCTGCACTCGCACTGTGTGGATTTCGACAGCGCCACGTTCTTGCGCTGGGTGGGCGAGAACGGTGGCCCCAAGCGTGAGCCCGGCGTGCGCGATGACCTGATCGCATCGGTAATGAACGATACCTTGCAGAAGCTGCAGCCGTCTGACTTCTTCACCGATGACGCAGCCAAGGTCATCGAGGAGGTTGAGCGAAAAGAGCTCGGCCGTGTAGATAAGGCCGGTTGGTATGAGCGCTTTGCCTACGTCCTGGCCGATAACGCCTACTTTGATATGCAAGATCGGCGCGAGATCGCCCGCAGCGGCTTTGATGCGCTCTTCAGACACGTCACCTGCCGCAGCATACACAATGGCCGCAAGATCGAGGCGTCGACCTGCTTTGACGAGAACCGTCAGGCCAAGGGCGCGCGCACGTTGATCGGCATCACCTACGCCGCCGGCGACTCTGTTTTGGTCAGCCGCGACGGCGACGTCTACGGCAACCGCTGGCGCGATGCCCGCCCCGAGGTCGACAAGACCGCCACCGTGGACGTCACGCCCTGGCTTGAGCACTGCGAGGCGCTGGTGCCCGAGAAGGACGAGCGCGAGCACCTGTTCAATTTGATGGCCTACAAGCTGCAGCACCCCGACGTCAAGATCAATCACGCCGTGCTGCACGGCGGCGACCAGGGCTGCGGGAAGGACACTATGTGGGCGCCGATGCTGTGGGCGGTGTGCGGCCCTGCACTCAAGAACCGTGGCCTGCTTGACAATGACACGCTCGGCTCGCAGTGGGGCTATCAGCTTGAGTCCGAGATCCTGATCATCAATGAGTTGAAAGAGCCTGAGGCGGCCGCCCGGCGCGCGCTAGCCAATAAGTTAAAGCCCATCATCGCCGCGCCGCCCGATACGCTGCCGATCAACCGCAAGGGCCTGCACCCGTATGACATGGCTAATCGGATGTTTGTGCTGGCGTTTTCCAATGACCCGGTGCCGATCTCGATCGACAGTCAGGATCGCAGATGGTTTTGTGTGTGGTCGTCTGCGCCGCGCATGAACCCAGACAAGGCGCAGGCGCTGTGGAACTGGTACAAGAACGGTGGGTTTGAGGCGATCGCTACTTGGCTCTATCAGCGTGACGTGTCGGCGTTCAATCCGGCTGCAGCGCCGGCCTGGACAGAGTTCAAGGCCAACCTGGTCGAGCACGGTATGTCGCTTGCCGAGTCTTTCTTGGTGGACATGATGCGCACGCGCAAGGGTGAGTTTGCGCGGGGCGTGGTCGGCTCGCCGTTCCATGCACTGTGCGACCGTCTGGCCGGCAGCGCGCCGTCGGGCGTGAAGGTGCCGCAGGCAGCGCTGCTGCACGCGTTTAAGGAAGCGGGTTGGCTAGACCTAGGCCGAGTGTCCTCGGGTGACCTGCCAAGTAAAAAGCACCTGTTTTGCGCGCCGGAGATGTTGGGGCAGGTCAGCAAGTCAGAGATGCGGCGCATGGTCGAGGAGGCGCCATCGCCGCGCATGGCGCTTGTCAAGTGACGAAAAACGGGAGCGTTTGCCTGCAAAAAACGAGAGCGTTTGCCTGCAAAAAATGAATCGTTTGCCCTGCAGGAATTGAAAAACGAGTCGTCGGCCCTGCAAAAAACGAGTCGTCGGCCCTGCAGGATTTAATGCGCGGCTCACCCCGGCGGGCGGGCCGGGGCCAGGCGCCGGCGGCCAGGCGGCCAGGCGGCAGCGCGGCCAGGCGGCCAGGCGGCCGGCGGCAGCGCGGCCAGGCGGCCAGGCGGCAGCGCGGCCAGGCGGCAGCGCGGCCAGGCGGCCAGGCGGCCCGGCGGCCGGCAGCAGCGCGGCGAGGCGGCCGGTGGCAGCGCGGCCAGGCGGCCGGTGGCAGCGCGGCCAGGCGGCAGCGCGGCCAGGCGGCCGGTGGCAGCGCGGCCAGGCGGCCGGTGGCAGCGCGGCCAGGCGGCCGGTGGCAGCGCGGCCAGGCGGCAGCGCGGCCAGGGCATAAAAAAACCCCGACGGGTTAGCGTCGGGGCTAAGGCCGGCCGAGCCGGCCGGGGCAACTGCGCGCCAGGCGCGCGCGTCAATTATAGATCTAGCATATCGGCCACCAGCGCGGCCAGGCCGATGCCGGCTAGGATGATCAACAGCGCCGTCATGCCAGCACCAGCACGGCCACCATGAGCCCATAGAGCCCCACGGCGCCCAGCACGGCGGCCAGCCAGAATAGCGGCCCCTGGCCGTCTTCGAACTGTTCGCACCAGCGCTGCCAGCGTGAGCGCTGCAGGGTAGGCAGTGGATCCCGAGTCTTAAAGAGTCTGCGCATGGTTTGCCCCTTTCAATTGGCAAGTCGAATATCGATAACGCGCCGGCGCGTGCCATGCGCCGGAAACCCGACGATCGTCGAGCGTTGGCGCTGGCACAGCTGGCACGTCGCGCAGCTCACGTCGTCGCGTTGCGTGGCCGGGCAGACGACGACCCGGCGGCCGGCCAGCGTCGTGGTGTTTTCGGTTTGCGTCGACGGCAGCACGACGACGACGGGCCCGGCGCCGGTATCGGCCAGGCGGTCGGCATCGGCCAGGTCATTGGCCGATAGGTTAATCGTGAACCCCCACGCGTTAGCGTGGCCGATCCATCGCAGGCTTTCCCGGTCGCGATAGTGCGAATAGGTGAACCCGCGCCGGCCACGGTTTGCGGCCACCAGCTGGCCGAGCGCGACCGGGTCGACGGTGCGGCCGTCGCCGGGTAGGTCACCGGCCTGATTGTGGCGCCAGAGCTGGCCGGCCGGCAGCGCGGCCACGGCCGCGACAAACTCAGGCCAGAGCTGGCCGCGCTGGCCGGTCGAGACGGCCGCCCAATGCAGCGCGAGCGGCCCGGCGGCCGCGTAGCAGGCCGACCGCACGGCGCAGTCGATCGGGCACGTCGCGCGGTCGGTCGTTGATACGGGTATCGGGCCCGTCTTCGCATTGGCCGATCGTAGGGATAGGTGCACGCGGTAGGTCATGCTGCAGACCCCTCACGCTTCGCCCAGGCCGGCAGCCCGGGGTGATCGGCCGCGTCGGTGCGCATTGGCATAATCACCCCGAGCGCTGCGCCCAGGCCGCTCACGAGCGCGCCGCCGTTGCCATTGTGGTGGATCACCGGGATCCCCGAGCCCAGCAGCTTTGCGACGGCGCCAAACGCGGCCACATAGTCGGGTTGGAACTGCGCCGGCTCGCCGCTAGCCTTGGCCGGCATCACCCGGCGCCAATCGGGGTATTGGCCATCCATGACGGCCGCGCCGGCCGTCGTCGCGCCGGCCAGCGTAAACGTCGGCGGCCGCTTCACTGGCACGTCAGGCATGGCCGGATCCGGCGCCGGCGCCGGCACCGTAATGTCGAGCTGCAGCGGCAGCGTTGTGCGGCCGGCCTTGATCGGTTTCACCGCCTCGGCCGTATCGCGCGGGATGATGTATTGCCCGGGCACCAGGTCGGCCACGTCATCGGCGGCCATCGGCACGGCCAACAGAATGTGGCCGTTTGTCGCGACCAGCACGACGTCGCCATTGTCGCGCGCGTCGACGCAGATGCCATTCAAGTAATAGCGGATATCCTGCTTTGCGGCCACGGCCAGCAGCGCGCGCATGGTTTCAGATTGGATTGTGATTTTCATGAGTTACCCCTTCGGTTAAAAAACAAGGCCCATCAATACGAGCTCTTCACCGCCGTAGACTTTGGCAGCGCCGCAGTCCGGGCAGGTATAGCGGCGCGCGTCGGGCTCTACGCCGTCGGGCTCGGCCGCACAGGCCAGGCAGAAACCCGAGCCCATATCGTTGAGCGCCATCGCCAGCTCGATCGACGGTTTCCATTGCGTTGCGCCGTTTTTCGCGCGGTATTGCGTCTTCGTTGGTTTTTTCATGCTGCAGCCCTCCCCAGCTCGGCGGCCACGCGGCCGGCGGCCAGCGCGTCAAAACCGGCGTGCGGCCGGACGGCCACGGCGTAGCCGAGAGCGCGAATCGTCGCGAGCGCGGCCAGGGTTAGCGTGCGCGTGCCGGCCAGCTGCGCTAGCAGCTTGGACGTCTCGCACGCCGGGTAGATTGTCTCGCGGCCGTAAACGTCGCGAACGTCAACAAAAATTGTTGTCATGGTTTGCCCCTTAAATATTGAAAACACGGCGCACGCCGAGGGTTAAAAAACCGACGGCCGCCACGGCGCACGCAGCGCCCAGCAGCACGCCGGGCACGCTGCCGACGGCCGCAGAGGCCAGCAGCAGCGCAGCGGCCGCTAGCGTGAACGTGAAGACACACAAGGCCAGGAAAAGAAAATCTAGGTTTTTCATTGTTTGCCCCTTAGATAATGAATTCGGGATGCTCGCGCAGCTGCAGCTCATCGGCCACGGCTAGCAGCTCGGCGCGGTCGGTGGCGCGCAGCGCCGAGCGGATGAGCGCCGACAGGCCGGCAGCGGCCGCGTGCGTGTTGCCGATCATGACGTGGCTGTAGATGCGCGCCAGCTCGCGGATTTGTGATTTGGTCATGTTGCGTTACCCCTTGTTGGTTTGGTTTGTTGCCGCGCGTCTCGCGCGCGGTGAAGACAATGTAAGATATTGTTTTGCACTAGTCAAGCATTCATTTACAAGCCCCTAGAATTTAGTCGGGATT